ATGTGGTATGATGCGGAGAAGGGAAGAAACGAATATGTTCCAACAGATGTCCACTGGTCAGAAGTCCCAGGAAGGGATGATGAGTGGAAAGAGCAGACCATTAAGAACACATCCGAACAACAGTTCAAGATTGAGTTTGAGTGTGAATTCCTTGGTTCGATTGACACACTGATTTCTGCTTCCAAGTTGAAGTCACTGGTTTATGAGAAACCAATCGAAAAGAATGACAGTTGTGACATTTATGAGAAACCAAGGTCTGGTAGAGATTACGTTGTAACCGTTGACGTTGCCAGAGGTGTTGGTGGTGACTACTCTGCCTTTGTTGTGGTTGACATTACATCATTCCCACACAAGGTAGTTGCTAAGTACAGAGACAACAATATCAAACCGATGTTGTTCCCAAGTGTCATTTATGAAGTGGCAAAAACTTACAACGAAGCGTTTATTCTTTGTGAAGTGAATGACGTTGGTGACCAAGTTGCCAGCATTCTTCAGTATGACTTGGAGTATCAGAATCTTCTGATGTGTTCTATGAGAGGTAGAGCAGGTCAGATTGTTGGACAAGGTTTCTCAGGAAACAAGACACAACTGGGTGTCAAAATGTCCAAGACTGTGAAGAAGGTTGGTTCACTCAACCTCAAGACAATGATTGAGGAGAACAAACTTCTTTTCTGTGACATTGACATCATCTCTGAAATGACAACCTTTATTCAGAAGAACAGTTCGTTCGAGGCTGAGGATGGTTGTAATGATGACTTGGCAATGTGTCTGGTGATTTATGCGTGGTTAGTTGCACAAGATTACTTTAAGGAACTTACTGACCAAGACGTAAGGAAGAGACTCTATGAAGAGCAAAAGAATCAAATTGAACAGGACATGGCTCCTTTTGGTTTTATCTCTGATGGTCTGGACGCTGAGAGTTTTGTGTCTGATGATGGCGACAGATGGTACGCTTCCAAGTCTGATGCGTTTGATGAGTATGGAGTAGCAGCAGGGGGATGGGAACTCTGGGGCAATTACTGATGGACCTCGACGACCAGTTATCTTTAAATCATCTCTTTCTCAATGATAGAAAATGTAGAACTTGTGGTGAGATTAAGAACCTCATTGATGGATTCTACAAGTTGAGAAAAAATAAAGGACAGAATGCTTCTTCCTATTCATATGAATGTAAAGTGTGCTCCATAAGGAGAGCAGTAAAGGACAGAAAAGACAGAAGAATCTTTTCTGATTGGAATTACCCAGATTGGTAGTGCTTATGCGCTGCTTCTGCTCCCAAAACACCCAAATCTCTAAATATTATCAGATAAACTGAGAAACTTTTAGGGAGAAAAACATGGCGACTCCTCAATTATCTCCTGGTGTACTCATCAGGGAAGTTGATCTTACAGTCGGAAGAGCCGAAAACGTTCTCGATAATATTGGTGCTATCGCTGGCCCCTTCTCAATTGGTCCTGTAAACGAGCCAGTTCAGATCAACACCCAGCAGGAGTACATCAATACTTTCGGACAGCCTCTTTCAACTGATCGTCAGTACGAGTACTGGATGACGGGTTCAGAATTCCTGTCATACGGTGGTGTTCTGAAAGTTGTAAGAATTGGTGGTGGTACACTGGCAAACTCCAACGCAGGTGTTGGCATTGCTTCTACTTCATCACTGAGAATCGACAACTACGACGATTACGAAGAGAACCACAGAAACGACACAACCTTCTACTACGCTGCTAGAAACCCTGGTAGATGGGCTCGTTCAATGAAGGTTTGCTTCATTGATAACGCTGCTGACCAAATCATTGGTATTGCTACAACTAACCCAAGTGCCATTGGTGCTGTTGTTGGTAATGGAGTTACTTCAGCTCTCTCAAGTGTTATTCTTCCTGGTGCTGGAACAACTACTGAGTTTAATGGTTACCTGAAGGGTATCATTACTGGTGTTACAACTGATGCAGTCAACTCCAACTCAACAGTTGAAGTTAAGGTTGTTGCTCGTGTTTCATCCGCTGGAACAACTTATCTGTTGGATTATCAACAGAGCAACCCAGCAGCTGCTTTCGAAGCCAGTGATTCACTGAACTTCGTTAACAGTTCAGGTATTACGACTGGAACTTCTACTGCTTCCTCCATCCTTGATTGGTATGATGAACAGACTTTGGGTCTGACCAACTCAACCATCTATTGGAAGTCTCTGGCTCCTAGACCTGTTTCGAGTAATTATTCATCCAGCAGAAATGGTGGTGGTGATGGTCTCCACGTTGTTGTCGTTGATGACACTGGAACTATTACAGGTATTCAAGGTAACCTCCTTGAGAAGCATCTGAACCTTTCTAAGGCACTTGACGCTTCCGCTGATGGTGAGGCTCCAACCAAGACTTACTATAAGGACTACATCGCCAACGGTTCTGAGCAAATCTGGGCTGGTTATAGTCCCGCCAATGAAGCTGATGCTTATTGGGGTACCGCTCCTCTGGCAACTGGTTTCTCAACCGACTTCGTTGCTTATACAACAGCTGAAGGTATCTGGGGTCAGGAAGCACAAGATGTTCGCTTCAGTGCAATTGGAAACGTAAGTTACACACTTGGTGGTGGTGAAGATTACCAAGCTGGTGGTGGTATGGACGCCACACTGGGTGATCTGGTAACAGGTTACGGATACTTCGACAACAAAGATGAAATCGAAGTAGATTACATCATCATGGGTCCTGGTTTGAGTGCTGAAACGGATTCACAAGCTAAGGCCAACTATTGTATCTCTATCGCTGAAGGTAGAAAGGATTGTGTGGCTACTATTTCACCACACAGAGCCAACGTTGTTAATGTTTCTAACTCCACAACTCAGACAAACAATCTTCTGAGATACTTCTCTCCTCTGTCAAGTTCCTCTTACGCGGTATTTGATAGTGGTTACAAGTACACTTACGACAGATTTAACAATGAGTTCCGTTACATCCCATGTAATGGTGATACAGCAGGTCTGATGGTTAGAACATCAATTCTGGCTTATCCTTGGTTCTCACCAGCTGGACAACAAAGAGGTGTTCTGAATAACGCTATCAAGTTGGCTTACAACCCCAACAAGGCACAGAGAGACCTTCTCTATCCAGCAAGAGTCAACTCAATCATCAATCAGCCTGGAACTGGAATTGTTCTCTTCGGTGATAAGACAGCTCTTGGTTACTCATCCGCGTTTGACAGAATCAACGTTAGAAGACTGTTCCTGACAGTTGAACAAGCTCTGGAAGGAGCCGCTAACGCACAACTGTTCGAACTCAATGATGTCAACACGAGATCCAATTTCGTCAACATCGTTGAACCTTATCTGAGAGATGTCCAGGCTAAGAGAGGACTTTATGACTTCTTGGTTGTTTGTGATGAGACAAATAACACTCCTGATGTGATTGACAACAATGAATTCAGAGCTGACATCTATCTGAAGCCAACCAAGTCTATCAACTACGTCACCTTGACCTTCGTCGCAACCCGTACTGGAGTTGCCTTCGAAGAAGTTGTTGGAACTGTTTGATCATTACTACATAAACATAGGAGGACCTAACAATGGCTGAGACCAGAACACTCTCACAATTCAAATCAAAACTGGCGGGCGGTGGCGCCCGCTCCAACCTATTCGAAGTTTCAATCCCTTCTTTCCCTTCATCAGTCTCTGATGCTTGGGGAAGTGGAGATGATGCCGAGAATGGCATTTTCAAATTCCTTTGTAAAGCAGCTCAACTGCCAGCATCTACAGTTCAACCCGTGAATGTTCCTTTCAGAGGAAGAATTCTGAAAGTTGCTGGAGACAGAACCTTCGCTGATTGGCAGGTCACTGTTATGAACGATGAGGACTTCAAACTCAGAACTGCATTTGAAAGATGGGCAAACGAAATGTCCAAGTTGGATGATGCCACTGGCGTTTCTAACCCAACTTCTTACATGACTGATGCTTATGTTCAGCAACTCGGAAGAGGTGCTACAACATTCTCCCAAAACAATGATGGTGGAGAATCAGTCATTCTGAGAACCTACAAGTTCTATGACATCTTCCCCACTGAAATCAGTGCTATTGATTTGTCATATGACAATCAAAACGCAAGTCCTGAACAATTCACAGTGAACTTCGCTGTTCAGTACTTCACCATTGGTGATTCACTTCAGTCCAACGGCGGTAACGCTGGAGAGGTTCTGATTCGTTGATAAATAACTAGACAAAAGAGTCTAGTTTCTAATAATGGCTGCGAGATTATTTGGTTTCTCAATTGAAGATGGCGATAAGACTCCGCCTGGCGTAGTGTCTCCAGTCCCACCCAATAATATGGATGGGTCTGAACACTATGTCAGTTCGGGGTTCTTTGGTTCATATGTAGACATCGAAGGTGTTTATAAGAACGAAAACGATTTGATTCGTCGTTATCGTTCTATGTCACTCTACCCAGAGTGCGATAGTGCAATCGAAGATATTGTCAACGAAGCTATCGTTGCTGATACTAACGACACTCCTGTAGCAATCGAGTTGTCGAACCTGAAAGCAAGCGATAACATCAAAAAGAAAATCAGAGAAGAGTTCAGATACATTCTGGAACTTCTTGACTTTGATAAAAAAGCACACGAAATCTTCCGTAACTGGTATATCGACGGGAGACTGTACTATAACAAAGTCATTGACCAAAAGAGACCTCAGGATGGTATTCTGGAACTGAGGTACATTGACGCATCCAAGATGCGTTACATGCGTCAACTGAAAAAGAAAGGAAAGGATAGCGTTCAGGCATTGGAAAGAACAGCAGGTTCAACAAACCCTGCAACTTATAACTTCCCTGACATTGAAGAATACTTTATCTACAATCCAGGTACTTATGATGGCGGACCAGTCAATACTGGTTATAGCGCGGCGCCTACTAAGGCAATCAGAATGACAAGAGATTCTGTCACCTATTGTACTTCTGGTTTGGTTGACAGAAACAAGGGAACAACTTTGTCTTGGATGCACAAGGCAATCAAACCTCTGAACCAGTTGATGATGATTGAGGATTCTCTCGTCATTTATCGTCTGTCAAGAGCACCAGAAAGAAGAATCTTCTATATCGACGTTGGTAATCTGCCCAAGATGAAGGCAGAACAATACCTTCGTGATGTCATGATGCGTTATCGTAACAAGTTGGTTTATGATGCCAACACTGGTGAGATTCGTGACGACAAGAAATTCATGTCGATGATGGAAGACTTCTGGCTTCCTAGACGTGAAGGTGGACGTGGAACAGAAATCACAACTCTGCCTGGTGGTCAGAATCTTGGTGAAATCACCGATATCAACTACTTCCAGAGAAAACTCTACAGAGCTCTGAATGTTCCTGAAACCAGAATCGAAGGAGAAGGAAGTGGTTTCTCACTGGGTCGTTCTTCTGAAATCCTGAGAGATGAAGTCAAGTTCTCCAAGTTTGTTGGAAGACTGAGAAAGAGATTCTCTCAGATGTTCCAAGACATGCTGAGAACTCAACTTCTTCTGAAGAACATTGTGACTCCAGAAGATTGGGAGCTCATGGCTGATCACATTCAGTATGACTTCCTGTATGACAATCACTTTGCTGAACTCAAAGATGCTGAGTTGATGCAGGGTAGATTGGATCTGGTTGCACAAGCAGAACCTTATATCGGTAAGTACTATTCACAGGATTATGTCAGAAGACAAATTCTTCGTCAGACTGATGAAGAAATTATCGAACAGGATTATCTGATTGAGAAGGAGATTGAGGAAGGTGTGATTCCTGATCCAAATGCTCTTGCTGAAGCTCCACCTGAATCACCTGGTCAACCTGGTGCAGTTCCTAATGCAATGGGATCTGGTGGAGCACCTTTGGAACCAGAAGCACCTGAAGCTCCCGAAACTCCCTCTGGAGGGGAGATCTAAATAAGACTGTAGATTATTACTTTTTACAATGCCTGCGATGGACGACCTTATGAATTTGCTGGTGCAGGATGATCCCTCATCAGCACAAATTAGTGATCAAATCAAAGATATTCTCTTTGCCAAGAGTGCAGAGAAAATCGAAGCAATCAGACCAGAAGTTGCTGCTTCAGTGTTTGATGATGGATCTGATGTGGATTTCGATGACTCAGAAGAACCTGTGGAATTCGAAACTGATGTAGATCTGGATGCTGAAGTAGAAGAAGAATAAATAACTAGATAAGAATATTGTTATCTGAATAATGGCTGCCCTTAAACCAGTTGGTGTAAACACCACACTTTCAACAAGCGGAACCGCTTCAACATCAATTCCAATTGCACAGCAATCTGATGCAATTCGTGTTGCATGTGAGGGGGCTGGTGTTCACGTCAAAGTTGATGGTGATCCAGTTGCAACTGCACTTGATTACTATGTAACAACAGGGGAACCCGAAACAATCAGTATCGGTCCTGTTCAGTCACAGAGAGTTGTTGGAATCACCACTGGTGCAACCACAATAATTGATTTCCCAGAAGGAACTGGTTGTCCTTTTGCTGTTGGTGAATACGTTTCACTGACAGTCGATGGACAAAGTGACCTTGACTTTGAACACCAACAGATTGCATCTATTAATAATACCTCCAACGTTGGTGGTTATTACAACACAAGATGCACAGTTTCCTATGATTCTGCATCTGTAACAACTGTGTTCAATGGGGTATCAGCAACCTTGAGAAAATCAATCAAGGTTTCTGTGGTAACAAATTCTGGAACAGGCACAGCCTTTATTCAACAAGTTCAAGATTCCTGAGGCACCATGAAACTAATCAGAGAAGAAATCGAATCAGTAGACTTCATTATCGAAGAAAAGAACGGTAAGAAGTCCATGTTCATCGAAGGCATCTTCCTGCAAGGTGACCTCAAGAACAGAAACGGAAGAATGTATCCAATGGAAACTCTGAGAAGAGAAGTCCAGAGATACACCGAAAACCACATCGAGTCAGGAAGAGCACTTGGTGAACTCGGTCACCCCGATGGTCCAACCGTCAACCTTGACCGTGTTTCACACAAGATCGTCTCCCTGAAGGAGAATGGTTCTAACTTTATCGGTAAGGCAAAAATCCTTTCGACCCCAATGGGTAAGATCGCTGAGTCACTTATCGGTGAAGGTGTAAAGCTTGGAGTTTCTTCAAGAGGTATTGGTTCACTGAGACCAACTCGTGAAGGTGTCAACATTGTTGGCGATGACTTCATGCTTTCAACAGCTGCTGACATCGTAGCTGATCCTTCTGCTCCCGACGCTTTTGTTGAGGGAATCATGGAAGGTAAAGAGTGGGTTTGGGATGGTGGCATTCTTCGTGAAAATCTTGCGAAGAAAACATACAAGCAAATCAACACTCTTGTCACACAAAAACAACTGGACGAGAAGAAGTTGGACCTGTTCAACAACTTCCTGAACAGTTTGTAAAGTGTGCATTTATAAATAAATAAAGATTAAGTATAGAGCTTTATCGGAGTTACAAATGTCTCGCGGAGATTTACAAGAAATGGAGCAATCCAAAACTGCTGTGAACGCAAATGCCAAGCCCGCTGAGGCTCAAGGCAAACTGTCCCTCACAACCCCTGGTCAGAGTGCTTCTTACGAAGACCTGGGTGGACCTACCCCAGAAAACTACAGCCCCACTAACGATTCGGCCAAGATCAAAGAGCCTAAGATCAAGACTGTTCACGATGTTGTGAACAAGAATGCTAAGGCTGGCGATCCTATCGACACCTCGAAGAAGAACACCTACGGCGAAGAAACCGAAGAGGAAGTTCTGGAAGATCAAGAGGTTGTTGCTGAAGAGCAAGTTGAAGAGGAAGTAGTTGAGTATGACATCGACGA